TGGAAGCCTAGCGTTTGGGGCTATGTTATACGTCCGGCTCTTGCAGATCGTAAAGGGTGGGCGATAATTATTGGAACACCTAAAGGGCGTAATTCATTCTTTGACCGCTACAATGAAGCAACAAAGCGCGTTGATTGGTTTGATTTAAAACTTACCGCAAGCGAATCGGGACTGCTTGATGCTGAAGAATTAGAATCGCTGCGCGAAGAATTAACAGATGACGCATGGCGACAAGAAATGGAGTGTGATTTTGACGCGGCTATTCCGGGTGCGATTTACGGAAAGGAAATGTATGAGCTTGAACAAGATGGGCGAATTCGTGAATGCTACGACCGCAGCATCAAAACTCATGCGGTGTTGGATTTAGGCTGGAGTGACGACACAGCAATATGGTGGTATCAAGTCGTTGGCAAAGAGATACGCTTTATTGATTGCTACAGTAACAGCGGCATGCCAATTAGTCATTATAACGAAGTGCTTAAAATGCGTGGGTATGATTATGGCGACTGGCTATGGCTACCGCATGACGCTCGAGCAAAATCATTGCAAACTGGGCGATCTATTCAAGAGCAATTTCAGTCATTAGGTTGGCGCACTCGCATTGTTCCCGAATTAGGATTGATGGACGGCATACAAGCCGCACGTCTAACGCTTGCATCTGCATGGTTTGACCCTAAATGTGAGGACGGCATGGGAGCGTTAAAACAATATCAACGTCAATTTGATGAAGATAAGAAAGTGTTTCGAGATAAACCGCTTCATGATTGGACTTCTCACTATTCTGACGCGTTTAGATATGCCTGTTTAGCATGGCGAGAAATACACCCACCTAAAACACCACCTAAGCCAAAATATTGGGACGCGCAATCACTTGACGAACTGTGGAAAAACTCGCAAACTAAGTCATCAAAACGCATTTAGAGTATGAAATGAACGAAAGACTATCAGCACAACCTTGGCATGATGAAATAAAACGCTATCAAGAGCAATTTAAGCGTTGGACTTCGCGTGGCGAAGAAATTGTTAAGCGTTATAGAGATGAGCGCAAAGAATCACAACAAAGTGATGCACGCTTTAATATTCTTTGGTCAAACGTGCGGACGCTTAAGCCTGCTATTTACGCCAAGCCACCGTTGCCAGAAGTTTCTCGCAGGTTTAACGATGCTGACCCTGTTGCTCGCTGTGCGTCTACCATTCTTGAGCGTGCTTTAGATTTTGAAATTAAGCAATACAATGATTTTAACTCAACCATGTCATGCGTGGTTGAAGATCGCCTATTGCCTGGGCGTGGTGTTGCTTGGCTTAGATATGAGCCAACAATCGAAAGTATTGAAGCAGAGCCACAAATTAGCAACTACATTGAAGTGGGTGGCGAAGAATACGCAACACATGAAACAACACTAGAAAACGCATTTGCTGGTGATGAACAAGAGCCAATGGAGCGCATTGAAAACGAACAATCACCAGTTGATTACGTTTATTGGCAAGACTTTGCGCATTTACCTGCTAGAACATGGGACGAGGTAACATGGGTTGCTCGCCGCGTTTATGTGTCAAAAGAAGAAGGTTTAGAGCGTTTTGGGGATGTTTTTAATAATGTACCATTGACCACATCACCAGATAAAAAAGACGGTGAACGTTCTACAACTGAACAATTAAAAAAAGCCGAAGTTTGGGAAATTTGGGACAAGCCTAAAAAATGCGTGTATTGGGTAAGCACTCACTACGATGTTATTTTAGATCACAAAGATGACCCGCTTGAATTAGAAAACTTCTTTCCATGCCCTAAGCCGTTTTTTGCAACAATTAGCACAGGCTCACTTGTTCCTGTTGCTGATTTTGTTATGTATCAAGACCAAGCAAATGAAATTGATGAAATCACGGGACGCATTCAGCATTTGACCCGCGCATTAAAAGTGATGGGTATTTATGCGGCTGATGAATCAAGCATTGAACGGTTAATGAAGGAAGGCAATGACGCTGTAATGATTCCAGTAAAAAACTGGGCAGCGTTTGTCGAAAAAGGCGGGTTGTCACAAGCCGTACAATTTATTCCGCTTGGCGATGTCATTCAAGCTATTGCGCAGTTATATCAATCACGCGAACAATGTAAACAAATCATTTACGAAACAACAGGCCTTGCGGATATTATTCGTGGTGCAACGGACGCGGCAGAAACAGCAACAGCTCAACAAATTAAATCTAATTTTACTTCACTTCGTTTAAACGAAATGAAAGATGACATGGCTCGATTTGCGCGTGACATTTTGCGCATGAAAGCCGAAATTATGTGCAGTAAATATCAACCAGAAACGCTAATTAAAGCGTCTGGTATTATGCACACTGATGATGCTGATTTGGTTCAACAAGCGTTAATGCTTTTAAAGAACGAACCACTGCGCAATTTTAACATTGACATTGAAACCGACACGTTGGTTTTAATTGACCAACAAAAAGACAAACAAGATAGATTGGAATTTTTAGCGGCCGTTGGTGGTTTTATGCGCCAAGCGATGGAAGCAGGTCAGCAACAACCACAAATGATTCCTTTGCTTGGTGAGTTGATGTTGTTTGGTATTCGTGGCTTTAAAATTGGGCGCACGGTTGAGGGAAGTTTTGAGAAGTTTATTGAACAATCAAAACAACAAGCGCAAAACCCACAGCCCTCAGCAGAAGAAAAGAAAATTCAAGCCGATATGCAATCAGCACAACTAAAAGCACAAATTGAGCAGCAACAAGCAGACGCGCGTCAACAGTTAGAAAAAATGAGATTCCAGCATGACGCAACTATTGAGGCGCAGCAACAACAAATGGATTCACAAAAATTGCAATTAGAGCAATGGAAAGCGCAACTTGATAATGATACAAAAATCACTATTGCGCAGATACAAGCTCAAAACAGTATGAAGCAACACGTTTTAAGTTTAAACGCAGGCAAAGAAGATTCAATGACAGAATTTGATGAAACTGGAAACCCTCAACTGAATAGCGTATTATCAACATCATTAAACAATGTCATTGAAAACGTCAATATGAACATGACGCAAATGATGACACTTGCAAATCAACAAAATCAATCACTGCTTGAAAGAGTAGCGGAAATGCACAACCAAGTAACTCGACCCAAACAAGTTGTTCGGGACGCTAACGGCAGAATAATAGGGGTTCAATAATGGCAGTTTCACTTAATACCACATTGCGCAATACACGCGCTGACGCAATAACTACTTTTGCTGGTAACGGCGCAAAACTTCGCATTTACACAGCAGGTGCTGTTGAATTGGCAGAGTGCGCTTGCGGAACACCGTTTGCAGGTGCAGCATCAAGCGGAGTGCTTACGCTAAGCGCTATTACAGCAGGCACAGCAGGCGCAACAGGAACAGCAACTAACGCAAGCATTTATAAATCAGACGGCACAACGCTTGTTATTTCTGGTTTAACCGTTGGAACGTCAGGCAGTAATATCAATTTATCAAGCACAGCAATTACAACAGGCGACAGCGTAGCAATTTCATCTGCTACAATTACGGAAGGCAACGCATAATGACGTTAATTTTAGCGGATAGAGTTAAGGAAACGACAACATCTACAGGCACTACCGCTATTACTTTGGCGGGTGCTGCAACAGGATACCAATCGTTTTCTGCTGCGGTAGGAAACGGAAATACAACCTATTACACCATTGCAGACCAGACAGGCGCGAACTGGGAAGTAGGCATTGGCACTTACGCAAGCTCTGGTAACACACTTGCAAGAACCACTGTATTGGCATCTAGCAATGCTGGCAGTTTAGTCACATTTACTTCAGGCACTAAAGACGTATTTGTAACGCTACCTGCTGAACGTGCTATTCCAGCCACAACATTACAAGTATTAAATCATTCATCATCGGTGATTCAAGTTGCGTTAGCAAACGGGTATCTTCCTGTGTTGAATCATTCAGGGTCAACCATTAACGTGAGCGTGAGCTAATGACAGCACGATACCCTCTAGTCCTAAACGGGACGGCTATTCAAGAATTACAAACAGGCGACACCATAACCGGTTTAGCTGCATCTGGCG